GGCTCGCAGCAGACGAAGCGACGCAATGCGAGCTGGTCGCCGGAGTCGCACAGGCGACTAGTGACGATCGCTATTCTCAATCTTCTGCGCCTTCTTCGCGAGTCGTGCCGGACGGTTCATCATCGCGCGGTGCAGTCGCATCCATTTCTCGTCCACGGCGTTGCGTGGCTTGCCGTCCTCGGGCGGCGCGTACGCCGGTATTGGCTTCACGCCGGTATCCGTCATGGTCATGGCCGCCTCCTTTCGATTTTGGCGTAAGGGGATAGCCTACGTGTTTCCCTTCCCTTTGTCAAATCCCATTAAAACACATCAAAACCGGTTAAAACACGTTAAAACCGGAAAAACCGTACAAGTGAGCGAAAATCATGGCGAACGTCACCAGATACAAG